ACTTCTCCTGCTTCTTGATGGATCGCATGTTGTCGTCCCAGATCGGCACAGCAGACCGGGGCCCTCTATCGATCCATCCACTCCCGAAGTTCTCTCTCATCGCCAACCCCCTAAGTGGTTGTACTCAGAGCCTTCCCAGCCTTCGTAGTCGTTGTCTGTGATAGCTCGGGCTTGAGCGTTGGAGATTACCTTTCGGGTTCCTAAGCCCTCGTCCCGCTCGGCGTACTTGCGCCTGGCGTTGGAGTTCATCGCGTCTGTGAGAGACTCGATCGCCCTAGTGAGTTCCATAGCCGGAGCTCCCTGAGCGGGAACCTCCCCATCTACGTACCGCTTGGCTATGGCCTCCCGGTACTCGGTCTTCAACGTTACGATGGACTCTCGGATGTCCGACACCGCTTCGTTCCAGTGGAACTCGTCGGATGTCAGGATCTTCTCAACCAGGATCTTCTTCACGTCGGCCAGCGAGTACTTGTAGTTACCGGAGTAGTACGAGTAATCGTTTCGTTCTTTAGACGCGATCTGGTGCCCGATGCCGACTATCGCCCGGTACTTGGCAGAGTCGTCCATCTTGTCCAGGATCTTGGTTACGGTTCCTGGTCGTTCCAGCAGATGGACCCAGATCTCCTGCTCGACGTCGTCGGCTTCGATGACGCCGGGCCATTGGAAGGCAACGGATTTAGCTGCCTTCTTGACCGTCTCTAACAGTTCTTCCATATTCCTCTCCTTGTTGTGTTCGTTGTCAAGTTTCAGACCTCCCAAACCCGGCCGTCGACCGTGAACCGGCCTCGGTGGATAGGGATGATCTCGGGCTTGACGTGTTGTCCGTCGATCGTCAGCAGCCCAAACCCCTGCTGCCAGTTCCCTGTGCCGCCTTTCAGATACTCAGCACGACGCTGGTCCATCAAGTGCCCGACCTCTACGCCGGTCACCGTCTGATGAACCATACCGCCATACCCCATCGTTTGGGACGCGATGCCCTGGCGATGGGTGTGGCCCATCACCACGGAGGTGCTGAATTTCTTGGCTGCGTTCAGCGCGGTGTCCCCGGCGATGCGAGAAACGCTGACCTGACCCCGATGCCCGTGGGTGGTGACCCAACCCGGTGCGATCTTGTTGAACTCAGGGAGCAGCTTGACACCGAACCCGTCGAAGTCCAGCAGGTTCTCGATATGGAACTGTTCCGAGAACTGAGCCAGCGCAGGAGCGTACTTCGTCAGGTACTCACGAGGGCGTAGGTCGTGGTTCCCTTCGTGAACACCTACAGGACCGTCGTAAACGGCCCTGAGAGGCCCCAGGAGACGGCTTTTCGCTTGTTCGTTGTCCTGTACCATCCGCTGGGTGAACTCCTTAGCAGAGCCTTTAGACCACCGAGCGGGTGTCGGGTAGTCCATCAGGTCTCCGATATGGATGACCTCGTCGGGCTGGTAATCCCCGATGAACCCGATCAACGCCTTCAGCGCCTTCCGGTTGTCGAAAGGCATTTGTGTATCGGAGATTACTACGATGCGCTTAATCACTGCGTTCCTTCCTTCAGGCGGCGGGCCAGAAGTTCTTCGACGGCGGCGGCGTAAGCCACAGCCAGGTTGACCAGGGCTTGGTCGATGTCGGTGTAGAACACCGCCATATCGACCCCTGGTATATCGGCGAACCTGCGGAGCTTGACGAGGCTATTCATCTGCATCCAGCACCTCTACAAACGGCCCAGGATAGAACGAGACAGGGTGGTTGGCTCGATTACCAGAGAAGGTCCACTCACCGTCGTGGGTGTTGAACCACCATACATCCCCTTGTGGATCTACGACCTGGGTGTCGATCGGAACGTCGTCCAGCGAGTCCCACACGCGAGGTTCGTCCGCGAAGACCTCCCACAGCATCTTCTCGGAGGGCTGCATCTTCTCCAGAACCCCGGCGTACCCGGCGATGTCTCGGACGGTGTCCTCGTGGTACCCGTTCGCCATGAACCGGGCGACCTTCAATAAGATCATCATCACGGCCACGTCCTCCGGGGAGAACTTTGCGCCAAAGTAGACGCTCCACAGGTCGGCGATGTTTTGGTGATTCTCCCGCGCGTCCCCGTAGTCGATGGCCCGCTGGCCGTTGATCAGCTCTTCGGCCTCGGTCAAGATGCTCATTCTTCGTCCTCCCAGATGTAATCGTGGATAAGTTCGGGGTCGATAAGATCGCCCCATTCGCCGGCCTCCTCAAAGAAGGCCCAAGTGCCGTCTATCATGTGATCCTTTGCAGTAGTGCGTCTTTGCCTCGTGTGTTCACGAGGCTGTTCACGTCCTCACCGGGCGGGAAGGGGATGACCTTCGCATTAGGTAAGGTTTTGGCGATGCCGTTAGCGAACGACATCCCCGCTTCGTCCCCGTCCGCTAAGACGAAGACGTCCCGATACCCCAGGAACGGCTCCCGGAAGTGCGGTTTCCACGACTGAGCCCCCGGGACTCCCACGGTGGGAACCCCGCAGGTGTGCGCTGTGATCGCGTCCAGCTCCCCTTCTGTGATAGCGATCGACGGAGACGCCCGCATCAGCGCAGCGGTGTTGTACAGCCTCGGTCTATCCCCAGCCGTGGTCAGGTACTTACCGCCGGCGTCTCGGTCGTTTATTCGCCTAAACCGCAGGGATACAACAGAGATCTCCGAGTCCTGCGACCAGCGCAGGTACGGGATGGCCAGCTTCCCTCGGTAGAGTTCATGACCAGGGAGTGGCTCTTCCACGTATCCCAGTTGGAACCACCTCACTATCTTCGGATCCCCCAGGCCCCTGCTCTCCAAATACTCTTCGGCTAGGCTTCCGGGCAGGCTCCGGTTGTACCGCTGAGTCGATTCCCGGAGAAACCTCCTTCGCGAGTCGCTTAGCCTCTGCATAGCTAACTTCCTCTCTTTCTTTCAAGATCCAAACAGCACTTCCTCCTACTCCGCAGCCTAGGCACCGGAACGCGTTGTACCGATACGAGATACCCGCGCTGGCGATACCGTCTCCGTGGAACGGGCACCGAGTACTGATCCACTCCTGGCCGGTGTCCTCTGGCGGTTCCCACTCCGGGTGGTACCGCTGGATAACCCTGGCTATCAGGGACTCCATCAGTAGTACTCCCTCCGGTATGCGGTGACCCCGATTACCTTTCCTCCCGCTTCTCGTACTGCTTTAGCGACTGCTTCTTCGATGGTGTCTAGGAAATCGTCGGGTATCGGTGGCTGCCCTATAAACGTGAACTTCTCGAACCACGCTTCTACCTTGAATTTAAGCAAAGTAAGTCACCTCGTACACGCTCAAGTCTTTGGTCTTGAAGTGCCACTTGGAACCCTCGAGTAGGCCCTCGATGAACATCGCGAGTTGCTCTTCTTCCCTGTCCGACTCGACCAGAGCCTCTATTCTGTAGTGCATCTATCCTCCGTTCGTTGTCAAGTTTTCCGGCACGACGACGTTGACCCCGGCCATACGGGCCGGGTGCATGGCCAGGTATTCGATAGCGCGCTGCAACGCGTATTTGTCGTCTCTCAGATGCCCCAAGACGTTTCGGTTGCACGGGGTGCATAGAAGTCCTCGGACGATCCTGGTCTCGTGGTCGTGATCGACCGAGAGCCGTTTACGGGCACCTGTGGCCCTTTGGCAGATGAAGCACCGCTGCCCTTGGTAGTTGTATATCTGCCAATACTCCTCGGCGGTAAGGCCGTAGACGGCCATCAGCCGCTGCTCCCACGTCGCGGATCGACGCTTGTTACGTTGCAGCCTGTGGTGTGTGGCACACCGAGGACCGGGGTGGGGTGCTTTTCGTTTAGACGTGATGCCCTCGGCCACGCAGTCCTTACACGGCTTAGGTCTGCGTCCTCGATCCTGAGGATGCCTACGCGATGCCGAAGTCATAGTCAAGCCCTATCGCGTCCCGGATCTTTTCCACAGCCAGCTTCGGGTCGGATATCATCCACGAATGAAACCGACCGCCTAGCAGGTACAAGCGGGCACCGGCTACCATCGCCGCGTCCAACGCGGCTACCGGCGAAACGATCCGATCCTCGGAGCCGTGGATCAACGTGGTACGTACTCGGTTAAGCTTGAGAGCCTGCATAGCAGCCTCGCTGTCGTGCTTTACCAAAGCCAACCCCGCTCGAGCCATTCCTACACCGGACACCGACCCTTGCAGGCGCGAAGCCAGGCTGAGACGCTCTCCAAGCCTTCTGATAGACCCGGCCTGACGGACATCACCCCACACGTCCCTCACCGCTCCGGAGAAAAACTTAGCACCTCTGCTGGCGCTGATAGACCGGTGGTGTGTCTCGCCTACGGCTGCGTCCAAGAGAACGACATCTATAACCGAGTCGGGTCGTTTGGCTGATAACTCAGCGACGATAGCCCCGCCCATCGAGTGCCCCACCATAACCGACGGCGGGACCCCGACCTGGTCCATAGCATCCGCTAAGACATCGGCCATATCTTCAACCGAGTGCCCGTACGGAAGGTTGTCGCTGCCTCCGTGGTCGGGGGCGTCGAACGCCCACACCTCGAATCCGTTACCGGCCAGCAGGTCCAGCATTTCCCCGTAAGCCGCAGCAGACACCGAGAACCCGTGCATGAAGACGAGCGGAATCCCCTCGCCTCCGTGCAGGTAGCAGACTTTGAAGCCTTCCGGAAGAACTACAGACTTCGGGATCACTTAGACCACCTCTTCGCGGACCGGTTGACGTTGAGTTCAGAGACGTTATTCGCCAACGTCCCCCGGCGGTTGTCTAGCAGGCTCGAGAGGATCTGCTGGTGGGTGAGGTTGGCCTTGCCTTGGGGTTTGGGCATGGTGTTCCTTTCGTTAGTTGACAAGTCCTAGGCCCGAGAAGCCATGACCACGCGCTCGGTGTGCATCACGGGGGTTTTCTTCCCGCCCCCACGCCTGTCCGGGGCGGTCTTGCCGTTCTTCCCGTATTCCCGTCTGCGAAGAAGAGACTCCGACATGGCAGGGGGTAGCAGGTGATACATGCCGGACGCTATACCGTCCCGGTCTCCCCGGTCGAACGGGTCAATTACGTTGGTGTAGATGCTGTTCCCGGTCTTGAATCGAACTATTGGTCCGTGACCGAAGTCTACCCACGCGTAGTTACGGAAGAAGTAGACGTTCTCCGCACCCATGCGCTTACTAGCCTGCGACATGACACAACTAGAACCGTCACCATGGGCAGCCAGCTCGCAGGCAGTTTCTATGTCCGAGTCTTTGACCCACATAGAGATAGGCTCTAGGGCGTCTGCGTACCCTCGGGTCGCCGCCACCTCCTTGACCCACTTCGGTAGGCCGTTTCTGGGGGTCTGCCGGATGATGGTGCTTACTTTTAGTCCGTTGACTTTCCTGGTCATTTTGTAACCTCTCCTGTTCCTCCGCATGTTGGACAACACACGGTTGTTTTTGGTGTTTCCTGTTGTGGCTCTTCCACGACCTCCGCATCAAGCGGAGGGAGTTCCTTCGGTTCGGGATTGCGGTACGTCTTCCCGTCCAGCCCGGTGACCGGCGCGGGATCATCAGGTGGTGCATTTGCACCAGCAGCCAAATCCCGGACCACGGTGGCGTGGTCCGACCCCGTCGCCGAACCGATAGCCCGCGTCGACATGCCCTGCCCGCGCAGCAGCGCCACCACCGCCCGGCGCTCGTCGCGCGGCAGGTGCAAAGGCGCGTACTCGAACTCACCCTTGACGTAGGAGTCCCAGGACTCATACCCCAAAGGCAGCCACACCCTGCCGAGCCACGCCTTGACGACCAGCGTCATCAGGTCGCCCATGGATTTTCGGATCTTGTCCGTAAGCGCAACCGCTTGAACCTCAGTTAGGTCACGGTGGACCTGTAAGGCTACTCCCAGCGACATACTTCTCTCCTCTCGTTAGTTGTCAAGCCTTAGGGAAATCTCGTATCTGCATGGTGTCGCCGACGAACTCTAAAGAAGTGTAGTCGATCCCGGACGGGTCTGCTTTGCCTCCCCGGTTCTTTACTGTCGATACCCTCAAAGAGTCCGACGCGAACGTCTCCTGAACCCGGTGCAAGGTCAAGACCAACTCCGGTACTCGGGTGATCTGACCCTTAACCCCGGACAGCGGTATCGGTTTGGATGCGTCGTTGTACCCTCCGGTGACGTGGTGCAGCCCGACGACGCACGCGGCGGTCGACCGGGCCATGTCGTGGAGGTAGTCCATCAGCGACTCCAATCCCGAGAACGGGTCGTCCTCCTCGCCGCCCGAGCGGACGTTGGTGACGTTGTCGATCACCACCAGAGACGGAAAGTCTCCGTAGACCTCGTCGTAAGACATCATCGTCTGCTCTATCTGGTCGAGCGTCGGGGACGCGTGGTAAGTGAACCGGATAGGGATGTCGGCCAAAGCTTGTTTAGCTTCGTCGTCAAGCCTCTCCTCCCGGACCTCTCTCGATGACCGGTCCATCGGCCTCCCGGTCAGGATCGACACCGACCGGCTCAGTTGGGTGAACGCATCTGAGTCCGCCGATATAAACAGGGTCGGAACACGGGCCTTCAGGGCATACGTCAGGACAAAGGCAGACTTGCCCGTCCCAGGACCAGCGCACACGAGGCATAGTTGTCCTCTCAGGAACCTGGTTCCCTTTTGTTCCAGAGAATCCCATACCTTTGGTAAGGGATCCCCCGCGTGACCTTTGACGTAGAGACTCTGTAAAGGGCTGTACACCTATCTCCCTTCCGGGTACTGGAAGCCATCTTGGAGGAGGGCGAAGTACACCGGTATCTGCAGTTGGAGGCTCATGTTCAGCTCTTCTTTACCCCGGTTGTACTGCGACCGGAGTTTCTCCACC